ACTCCGCTCCTTTACAGGACATTCGACCACCTCGCGGAAGAACTAACTTACTCGGGTAGCTATGAGCCAGCAGATCCAAGCTTCGACCCCGAGCCCGGTCTCCCCGGCGGCAGCCCCGGCGGTATCCTCGGACCAGGGCTCAACCGCCTACCCGCAGTGGGTGGCGCAAACCTCTACCCCGGCGGTAGCTTCGGTTCCTACAGCCCAACCGCCGTCGCAGGCAACACAGGCTACGGACCTTTCTACCAACAGCCAGTACAACCAGTTAACGTCTCAATCCTCCCCCAGCAATCCCTGGGAGGCAGCGATGGGTACCCTGGAGCGGGTGCTGTCGCAGGTCAACTCTCAATCCCTCAGCCCGGTTCAACAGTCGCCTTACCAGGCAACTCCGCAACCGGCTACTCAACTGAGCAGTCAGACTTTACAGGCCCAACCCTGGGCTTACCAGGAACAGCAGGTAGCGCAGACCTTGCCTACCAGCGCCTCACAGATCCAAACTTCCTCGCAGACTTCTACGCCCCCGGCAGAGATCGTAAGCCCCGCAACTCGCGAGGTCGTTAATCACTTCGGGATTGATGCTCCTGGAATCCTCAACCAGTACGCTTGCTCGCTCGAGGATCTGCTGGTAGATCAAGCTCAAAAAATGGATGTTCTGGCGGCTCGTCATGACGCCATGCAAACCATCCTGACTGATCCTGATCACTTGGCCAACTATACTGACCGCTACTTCACTGAGGTTGTCCCCGTGGATATTGACGGAGACACCCAAGGCTATCAGCAACAAGCCCAGGCATATCAGCCTAACTACGATATGCCCGCACCTCCTGCTAACGCTGGCGGTTCCAACACCGGTGCTCAGCCTCAGCAGCAGTGGGAGCAGTTCAGTGATGTTATGAACCGTAGCCCTGAGAACGCCTGGCGTGTTCTGCAGCAGATGGGTCCTGAGGCTATGCGCAGCAAGCTCCTCTTTATGGATCCTGCTTGATAGCGTTAAAAGAGCCAAGGTTCGAAGCCTCCTGTTTAGGGGGCTTTTTTTTGCTAATCTTGAATTACTTGATCTTTAATCATGCGCACACTGGGAGACGCAAGGCGTAAGAGCCAAACTGAGGCACCTAAAGAAGAACAGGCTCCTGCCGAAACTCAGCAAGATACTCAAACTCAACAAGAAGATACTTTCGATGAGTCTGTAGTTATTAGCTGATATCGGTGTCTTTATTGCCGAATCTTCTTTCAATTTCTTTCTCAGCCACGCGCTCGGCTATGGCTAATATCCGAATGCCGGCGTAACCGATGATGAACGAGGTCGCTACGGCCTCGCTTCGAGTGAGTTTGAACCTTTCTTCGAAGGCCGGACTCACGAAAGTAGCCAACAAAAACCCAACCGCAGAGGCTTTTACAAGATACGGAACTACTTTCCTTAGCTTCCGTGGGTGGGTGAGACTCTCAGTTATTGATCCTGAAAAGCAAGCAATAGAAGCTTCTGGGTCTTCGAAAAATACTGTAAGGGCTTCTTGAAAATGAGGCTGCATCTGCCCTTACAAAGCTCTTAAATATCTTAGACCAAGTACAATTAAATTATCTGGAGTAGCACTATGGTGTATACACCTCAGACTAATTGGAAATATGATAAAAACCTCTATCATCCGATTCAGTCGGGGCCTCAGCGCACAGGCGACAATCTGGACCTTACGGATACTTACTCGACTGTTTCGAGTGGGTATGTAACTCCATCAGGTATAAGCCAAACTTGGTATGGAGTTATCGATGAAGGTACTGATTTTGGCAGAGTGCCTGTCGGTCCTCCGAATTTAAGTGGGTACTTTACAAGTGAGTGGCGAGCGGTACCTCCCGCCGTTTCTGGCTACTGGAATGATTTTAACGATACGTATTTAGGCTTTTCCCCTTACCTGATCGGTGACAATATTTATCCGTCTTTATTAGATATTTACGAGGGTTTTAGAGCTCAGAGCCTCATATCTACTGCTAACGCAACTGTACAAACTGCTTTTGGGCCTCGGCCAGGTCTGAGAAATTTTGGTACTCACACCTGGTATGGCGAACAGATACCCGATAATCAACTTTATAGTCCCTTTAAAACTCCTAGCTCCAACGACAATACCGTTGATGGTGGAGGTATTACTGGTGGTGCAGTAACACATCCGACTGTAAAGTCCCCGACTCTCACTAATCCAACAAACGACACCACAGGATCTAGAGCAGCGTGGGTATACCACTATCCGATTTATTGTCAGTCGTTTACTGAAACTCGGTACTCAGGAGTGCCCGGCCAAATGGGAGCGCCTACAAGAAACAGTTATCGAGGTAAATCACTCCGTTACGTGCCTAACTACGGCTCTGTTTACGGTGTGCTTGGAGAAGGTGTACGTAACATGGTGCGCACATTTAGCCCAGGGACCAAGATCTAGACCTCTAAAAGTGCGACAGTGTCTTTATACATAAAGTGTTTAAGGTTCTAGGATTACTACTGTAGTTTTTTCGGAGATAAGCGTTGTTTATCGACAACGACTTTCCGAAGATCCTAGGTGCGGAACTTTACCGTCCCCACCCCGCATACATCGTTGAGATGGCTGCGGAACCCGTGGTTGTGCACGACTTCTCGAAGCAACCCGGTCAGACGGTTCAGTTAGATCGCTACCGGTTCTTCGGTAATCCTGGCTCTAAAGAATCTCGCGAGCGCACTGCTGAGCAGACCATCGGTACTGCCAACAGCCGCAATATCGTGAAGGATAAGGTGCTGGTGACTCTTCGCGAGTACACCGGTCCCGCTGACCCGAGTGATCCCACTCAGCCCAGCACCTTCAAGATTGCGCGTGAGACCCTGATTACCGCCCAGCGCCTGCTGCTGGATACCGGTAACCTCACCACCTTCCATCAATCGATCGGCAGCCTGACTCTGCTCGACGACTATCGTCGTTGGCGTGATCGGGTGTTCATCAATGAACTCCTGAAGGCTGTTTCCAAAGGTCAAGCTTCTGATACCCAAGGCGGTTACTACTTCCCTGGTGATCTCGCCACCGGCGCTCTGACCTACACCAACGCCGAGCAAGCTAAGTTCGACGTTAAGGATGACCTGCTGCGCGTGGTGAAGAGCCTGCGCAAGCGGAACACTCCTACCTTCCAGGACGGTTTCTATCGCTGCGTTTGCGATCCCACCTTCCTGATGCACCTGCGTCAGAACAGCGACTTCCGTGAAGTTGCTCGTTACCCTGGCAATGGTCAGATCAACCCCCTCATGTCCGGGATGCAGCCCAACGCTGCTCTGTACATGGGTCAGGGCTTCGGTCAAGCCACCTTCGTGGCCGGCGAACCGATCATGCCCACCGGCTTCGTGTTTGAAGGCGTGCGCTTCTTCGAAAGCACCAACATGCCTACTCAAACTCAGAACGCGACCATCGCATCTACCGCTGCTGATTACAACGCAGCTGTCGGTATCTTCTTTGGTCCTCAGGCCGTTGGCGTTGGCATCGGTGGCAACAACGCCCAGGTGCTGCTCAACAACAACGACGACTTCAGCCGTTTCATCATGATGATTTGGAGCCTGTACGCAGGTTTCGAACTTCTGAACGCTGACTTCGTCACCGTTGGTTACTCTTTCGACGCTTGAGGAGGTAACTAACAATGGCTATTAATTCCAACCAGTTGCACGTTGCCAAGATTTATCCTGGCAACTACACCAACGTTCTTCGTTACTGGCACGAAGAAAAAACCATGCAGTTCGAGAACGCCAATGGCGTTCAGACGAGCTACACCAACCAGCCCGTTGGCGGCCCCGTGGGCGTCGTCTTCCGTCCCGGCTGGATTGCCCAGCAGGCTGTCGGTTATGTGGACCTGAGCTTCCAAGCTCTCGGTTCCACCAACCAGCTGTCCTACTACACCCGTCCTTACGGTTCGGGTCAGAACAGCGCCGAACAGCCCTTCCTGAACGGCGAAGTCATCGTTCCTTCTCCCGACTTCCACAAGGATGTCCGGGCTGATATCACCGATGGCATCAAAGCTCCCGCTGGCGCTTACGTCTATCGTGCTTCCCTGCGCGTTGATGGCGGCGACGTTGTGAGCTCCGGCGTTGCCGGTGGTTCTGCCACCCCTCAGTTGACCCTTGTCCCCGCTGTGGGCGAAGGTCTGCTCGACGATGGCACTGTTGTGTCTGGTCAGTTCGGTGCTTCGATCACCGGCTCCAGCAGCCGCATTGCTAACGGCAGCACCGCTTCCACCAACATCATCGATTCCAGCAGCCTTTCGGCTCTTGGTTCCGAGACCCAGTGGAAGCTGTTCACCACCACCGACCTGGGCGGCGCTTCCGCTTCTGGTCTGGCTCAAGGCTCGGGTATCTACGATCCTCGCGCTACCAACGGTAAGCTCTCCGGCGACGACAAAGCACTCGCAATCTGCGAAGTTTGCTGGATCGTTCCTGATGAGCCCCCCGAGCGTCAGGATGTTGCACTGCAACCCGATGGTGTTATCGAGTCCTCGATCTACACTTCGACGTCGCCAAGTTGAGCAAGCTT